CCCACCTCAGCTTGATGTTGACGGTCTGAGGACGTCCCTGACGTTCCAGATGATCCCTGTCAGCGAATGGCTGTTCGCCGCGTTTAAGGAACCACTTAAGCAAGGCACCCTCGCCACTGACCTTAGAGGCCGGTATGCGAGTTTTTACTACATATCCCCTTACCAAGGGTTTATGTAGGTCGTCATGAATCTTGTCCACGTCGTAGTGTTCAAGAGAATGACGGCCCAGCACAGGAGATTCTGGATGAACTACCGGAAAGTGGGGAAGAAACTTCCCTATAATCCGATCCAGGTTCTCGACAGTATTCACGAAACCATTATGCTTTAACTGGTTTCGCAAACTGACGAGAGAAATAATCTCCGAAACGTCAGCCTGTGACGAAGGGAACTTTTGACGCACGCGCACGACGGAAACGTCGTGACCTGCGTAAAATTCCTTTCCGCAAGACTCTCTGAATTTTCCTGTCCAGAAAGACTTGTGAGAATTTACCTTGAAGCCTAACAGCTCAAGCTTCTCAATCACAGGGCGTACAAATTCTACAGGGATAATGATATCATCTCCGTAGACGCGCACGCTTCCCGCAAATTTGATTAAATCTTTGCGGGTCAACTGGCGATTAAGCCCTTGTTCGATTCCCATGAAGATAGTCGTCAGAAAGACGATAGCCTCCATAGGAAAAGTCAGGGCTGAGCCCATTGATGCGAACTTGGATAGAGGAATAACTCCATATCCAGGTACATCTGCCTTCATGGATCTAGTTGCTTGGACTCCGGCACTAAGTGACGGAAACCTCTCAAATAGAGTCATTACATGCAGATTCGAGACACGATCGGATGCTTCACTAAGATCTAGTGTAGCGAGTTCGCCATTAAGGGAACCCATACGGGCATACTCCTGGTTAGGAAGTTGATCCGTAAATCCAATCATACAACCAAGGAGAGAATCCCCTTGAATGTAATCGACGAATTTCTCCATCAGAGCCTGCTGCATGTATTGCATGCAAGTAGGCTCTATGGCAATAATTCGAGGTGTCTTGAGCGTCTTAGGCACAGTGATGACCCTCGCGGGTCTCTCTGCGTCAGGCTCGAGGAAGTTCACTCGGTCGAGGATATAGTAACTCCTCCAGCTCGGAATAGCGTAGTCCCCAAAGGGGAATACACCTTCGAGTCGCTCGGTCCACTCAATCTGATCGAACTTTCGGTTTCCCTTAAGTTTGTCAGCGGTGGCTCCGGGACCATGCTTAGGAACTACCTCTCCGTTATAGACATCATAGTCTATCTTGGAGAAGAGCTCCCTAAAAAGCAGCAAGGACACTCGGCGAAAGTCATCAAGGCCTTCGTCGATAAGCATTTTTGTCCGTGCGTGAACTTCCTTCTCACACTCGAGGTAGTCTGATATGGCCTTATCGGTTCGCTCATCTGAGCAATCAATAAGGATCTTACTGAACATCAACGTAAGTTGACGAACAGCATAGATGGAATCCATATCAGGTTCATCGAGTAACCGACCAGTCTCGCGGTCAAAGACCCGCTCTAGGAAACCCCGTAGGAATACAGGGAGACCTTCTCCTCTTCGAGAGAAACTCTTGAAGAGTGTAGGAGCTACGCAACCTAAGTCTAGACTTTTCTCAAAGTCTTTTCCAAAGGTTGGTAAAGTTATCGTTAGAAACGATAACCCTTCGTCTTGAACGCGAGCCGTGACTGTTTTAAAGTCACGACTGGTGCTTGTACAACACCACTGGCCCATTTCCTGGGCCAGTCCATTCCAGAGTAACATAAGGCTTTTCATCCGGACCTCCTTCTCAGGGGGTAGCGGAGTCCATAGCCATGTTGCTTTTTTCTGGAGCAGACAAAAGCCAGGCGCACAGGGAGAAAGGAAGAATAATAATCCAAATCGTCAAAATCGACGCTAAGATTATTACTCCCCACCATCCATGCGCTGAGCTTACTAGGCGATTAAGCCCAGTCAGCTCTCACCACCAAGAAACTTGATGGTGTTGGCAGCGGAAGACGCACTGAGATTGGCGAGAAAGCCATCCCAGATCTGCTTCAGCTCCGTAGGCGTGTAGCCTACTGCGGGCTGATCGACGACGATGTAAATCGACGCCGAATACTGCAGGTTCTGAGCCGCGATAAGCGGGTCAGCTGCGACCTTCTTGTGATCGAGGCGAATCTGGCGACGAGTTCGCTTGCCATAGGCATGCGAAGTAGTCATCTTGAGATTGCCGTCATCCTTTGTAAAGGTGCCGACATTCTCACCAGTGCCAGTACGCGGAAGCGTATTGGCAATCGCGTTGATCGTGACTGTCTGTGGATCAGAAAACATGGCATTACTCCGAACGCTGTCGTCTCACGACGATAGATGGCCGGCCTACTTTTTGTAGGCCGGGTGGTACAACTACACTCGAGTAATGCCGAGCGCAGCCACTACGGCGGCTTGTTTGGTCGAGAGACCATCCCAAGTTACGCCAAATCCATATGGTGATGCGGGCATTCTCTGCAAGGCTTTCATCTTCTTGTTATAAGAAGTATGAATAGTCTTGGTTTGAGAATATGATTTAGTCGTTCGAACCGTGTAATTAGATTCTTGCGACCTCATCATATACCCATATTGCATCGCCAAACCGTCGCGACCAAGAGCACTGATGTTATGTAAAATATCACCAGTGTTCCCAAACCAATCGGCGGCCCAGGACCAGGGCGTCAAGTTCCAGACCACCTCAGGAGTGAGGCGGAAGCCAAGTAGCTTATTGGCTATTGATTCATACTCGGCTAGCTTGCCGAGTGCTGAATCAGATACTGGAATATGATACCTAAAGGCACCACTGAACCACGTCCGCGTTTTAGCGGACTCAGTGATATCGCCTTGACCGAAACCTGCGTTTCCACCAAGAGGCACGTTAGTGACTTTGGCGGAACGGAGGTCATCGGCTGGATCAAAGACATACCTACGTCGGATCTTTTGATCCGATCCCTTCCGATAATTATGAATAATTTGGTTATGATTTTTAATCATTAGACCAAATTTCTTCAAATCGGATACGATTGGTAGCCAGCCAAAAACGCCATTGAGATATTCATCTCCGGCGCTATGGGCTAGCCTTACTCTCTCTTTAAACAGAGAGGACCCAATCATAGAGGGTAATCCATCTTTCATCAACTCACCACTAAATGTGGCAAAATCAGAGGATGGATTCGTTGGTAGAGACCGTGCTATAGCTGTTGTCCCCATACCACGCATAGTGGCATCGGGCAGCATGCTCGGATTGTAAGTAGGGCCAAAAGAGGCACTAGTTACACCGAGCACTGGTCTCTGGTTGAGAGAATCGTTTAGATGATCCGGAGTGATGTTAAACTCCGTCTTCAAAAGAGCGAAACTCCCTCCCTTGTCGCCGGGTCCCCCCATCCACGCATTTCTGCCATTGCTCTTAGAGAGCATGTAGAATGTATCGATGTAGGGCCCAACAGTAACTGGTGTCCATGGAGAACCTCCGTTTACTTTAAGTAAACCGGATTCCACAAAAGAGAGTTTACTCTGTCTTGTGATCTCATATGGCATAACAGTTACTTCCTGGATGGGGTTGCGTGGACCTATGCCTAATAGCATAGGTGGGGCCTTGCTTCACTACATCATCAAGATCACCAACGTGTGACGGATGATGTCCTGATTCTGCTCTTGATTCTTTCGAACCAAGCGATTAGGCATTAACCTAATCAAATGGGACCGACAGCGATGTCGCTTATCGATTGACCATTGTCGTGTTTTCCACGATCCCCCATTACAGGGGGGCAGGATGCAGTGAAGCAAGGCTGGATACTGTTGTTACAGCACCAGGGAGGGACCCTTAAGGGGTCCC